CACGGTTGTGGGTTCGAGTCCCACCCCCGGAGCTCACCGAACGCCCGGCACAATCGGGCGTTCGGCCGTTCGGAGTACCAATCGAGGTACCAAGTCCATGACCGACGACCCCGCGCCTCGTCAGAGAGGGAGAGGGGGGACCGGGCTCGCGAGAGGCAACGAACCCGGCCCCGTTTGCGCTCCCATGCGCCCTCCGGGTGCTGGCGGGGGCATCCGCCGCCCGGGGCTCTTTATCTACGGCCCCTCCGCCCCGCGCCCCGCGCGACCCGTTGGGCACGCGACGCGGGAGGCGTCTTCGGCTTCCGCTTCGCCTTCCGTTTCGGCTTTGCGCGCGCCGTCTGCTTCGCGGCCATGGCTTACGAGGCCGCGATCCGGACGGCCGCGCCGGTGCGCTCGCCGCCGAACACCGCGTTCAACTCCATGGCGGACGTTGCCGCGGTTCGTGGTGCCGGAGTCGGCCTCGAACCTGGCGAGCGTGACCGGGCTGGTGTACAGCTTCCCGAGCGCCTGGCTGTCGACCACGGCCGCGGCCGGGATCGTCTTCGAGATCCGCTTGTTGAGCCCGTAGATGTTGTTCGGGGCGACCTGGGCCGGTGGAAAGACGAAGTCATTCGTCCCGCCGGAGATGCCGGACACCAGGACGTCCAATGCTTCGGCGTTCGCCGGGGTGAGGATCACGGTGTCCGGGTTGTAGCCGTTGTTCATCACCGTGGTCATCGCCTTGCGGATGCTCACAAGCAGCGGGTCGGTGCCCGGTGCCTGGAACCCGGCGGTGGCGATGAAGTCCAGCACGAGCTTGTCGAGGCCGTCGTTGATCGCCAACGTCAGGTCGTTCTCGATCACCGTGTTGAACGCCGGCTGCTCGAGCTGGATGTTCGGAACGTTCGTGTAGATCGACGCGACCTGCTTCAGCGCCGTGGTGACGATCGTCAGCGTCGAGGCGGTCTCCGGCTTGGCGGTGACCGCGTCGATCGCCCTGACCACGTTCGCGGCGGTCGCGAGCGTCCTGGCCGTCTGGGTGAACACGTCCACCGCGGTGGCGGCGGCGTCGACGTTGACGCGCTGGAACGCAGGCCACGCATACCGCTGGTCTGCGCCGAGCGGCCCCGCCGCCGCCTGCACCTTGTTGATGTTGTCGACCGACCCGGTCCAGGTGACGGCGCGCTGCTCGAACGTGTCGAAGTCGATGGTGGCGAGCTCGTCGGGGAACCCGCGCGAGCGGAACTCTTCCGCCAGGCCCCGCTTGGCCGGCTCGGTGACACGGTCTTCCACCCTAAGGCTCCCCGCGGGCTGTGAGCCGCCCCCTGCCGCCTCCTGAGCGGCTTCTGTGCGCTTCTCGTCCTTCTGGTCCGGCTCGACGGCCGGCTGAGCCTGATCGCTCATGGTCTCCTCCTGGCCAGTGGCCGGTTCGGGTTGACTGCGGTACTCCACCGCGGCGGCCTCATAGGCCGGTCTGGTCGCGATCGCCACGTCCCTCAGGACGGCGATCGACTTGATGTGGCGGACATCGCCGCGCCACTCGTCCTCGGCGACCTGCATCCGCCACGAGCCGGCGCGCAGATCGCCGCGCTCGACGGCCTCGCGGATCTCCTCGCGCGAGGCGGGCGGCGCCACGGACCAGTGCATCCCGTCCGCGCGGTCCTCGAGCTGGAGCGTGCCGGGGTAGCGGCCGAGCGGCACGCCGACGTGATCGACGGTCACCACCAGGTCGTCGAACTGGGTGCGCGCAAGCGCCCCGGGCTCGATCACCTCGCGCCAGCCGCCCATGTCCCTCGACTCGATCCCGTAGGGGATGCGGCCGCGGATGCGCTTGCCGTCGTCGGCGGAGACGAGCTCCGGTGCGCTGCGCTCCTCGACGGCCCCGGGCTTCGGCCTATCAGCCATTCTCGTTTCCTCCCTCGGGGGGCATGTCCTCCAGCTCCCGCACCTCGGGGCGCGTGAGCCAGCCAGTCTCGGGCGCGAGCGCCCTGGTGTAGATCTCCGAGCGGGTGGCCGCGTCGGCGCGCAGCAGCCCGTCGAGGTCGAACTGCACGTAGGTGTTGCCGGGACACAGGTCGGTGTCGTTCGAGATGGCTCGCTCGATCCGCACCAGCCACGGCCTCAGCGAGTAGGTGACGAGCGCCCGAGCCTGCTCCTGCACGTTCGCGTAGGTCAGGCTGTCGCCGGTCGCGCCGTCGACCGCCCACGCCGGCACCCTGAAAACGCGCGCTATCTCGCGCGTACTCAGCTCCCGCTGCTGCAGGAACTGGCTGTCGTCGGCGTTGAAGGCGATCGGGGTGAAGCTGATGTCGCCGGTGAGCACTGCGACGCGATGCATGTTCTCGACGCCGCCGTGCTTGATGCGCCACGAGTTGGCGAGGGTTTGCAGCTGGTCGTAGCCGCCGTGGCCCGGCGCCGTCAGGATCCCCGACGGCCGCGAGCCGTGCTCGAAGAACTGGCTCGACGACTCCCGCAGGTTCTCGTTCAAGCCGAGCGCGGTGCGGCACTGCGCCACCGGCGACAGGCCACGCAGCCCGTCCAGGCTCATCGCCTTGATGTGGACGATGTCGTCTGGGCCGTGCTCGGTCCTCGAGTCGAGCAGGGTGTAGACCACCCGTTGGCCACGGAGCTCCACCTGCACGCGGTCGGGGTGGATCAGCCCGAGCTGCACGATCTCGCCGTCCGCCTTGTACTTGCCGACAAACGTCTCGCCGTACACGTTCAAGTGCGTGACCACCTGTGAGACCAGGTCGACGGTGGTAGAGCCGGGGCTCGGGCGTCCGAGCAGCTGCACGGCGCGGCTGTCGTCACCCGCCGGGACACGTCCGGCAGGGGTGCGTCGGTACACCTTCAACGGCAACGTCGAGATCGAGTCGGCCAGCACCCTCACGCACGCATAGGCGTCCGCGACCTGCAGCACGTTCGACGTGGAGATCTGCCGAAGCGGCGTCGTCGACCACGGCAGCAACCCCGGCCGTTCGGTCGGCGCCGTCAGCGTGCGCCGCTCACTCCCGTCGAGGAGATCGGCACCCCGCAGGTACCTGAGGAGCCCCATTACTTCAGGAAGTATAGTAAGAACTCTCACTGTCTACTTGAGGGTTAGACCGATTCTTAGAGACGCCAGCCGGAAACCCCGTCGTAGTCGAGCGCACAAAAACGGCGTCGATTCCAGCTAAATGGGCGCGATCGCGGAGATCTCGCCGATCAACGAGGCGAAGCCCGGCTATCGCGGCCTGGTCGACTTCTGCACCAGGATCGACGAGCCGTTGGAGCCGCACGAGCGGCGGATCGCACGGGCGCACTTCAGCGATGAGCGCGAGCTCTACGCGATCCTGCCGCGTGGCAACCTCAAGACCTCGCTCGCGGCCAAGATCGGCCTCCATCACCTGCTGACCGTGCCGGGCGCCGCGGTGACGATCGGTGCCGCCAGCCGCGACCAGGCTCGGATCTGCTTCGAGCGGATGCGCGGCTTCGCGCAGCACCCCGCGCTCGACGACCAGCTTGTTGTGCGACATCTCGAGTTGCGCCACGAGGACGAGGACGGCTTGCGGCTGCTGCGCGTCGTGGTCAGCGAGGGGCCGCGGGTTCACGGGCTGTCGTCGTCGCTCTACATCGGCGATGAGGTGTGGGCGTGGAAGGGCGACGAGCTGCTGGAGGCGATGCTCACGGGGCTCGTGAAGCGCCCGGACGCCCGCTTCCTGGGGATCTCAACCGCGGCGAACAGGCTCGACAGTCCGCTCGGGCGTTCGCGCGCACGCGCGCTTGCGGGGGAGGTCACTCGCAAGGAGGCCGCGATCGACGCCACCGCGCCGGGGATGCGGTGGCTCGAGTGGAGCTTGCCGGAGGAGAAGGCGCTTGATGACTTCCAGGCGGTCAAAGCCTGCAACCCGGCCAGGTACATCACGGTCGCCTCGCTGCGCGAGCAGGCCGCGCGGGTGACGCCGGCCGCGTTCGCGCAGTTCCACGCGTGCAGGTGGGGAGTGGGTGAGGGCGCATGGTTGCCTCCGGGAGCGTGGAGTTCGTGCCGGGGCGAGTGGGCGCCGGTGGATGTCCCGGTGTGGCTCGGCGTGGACATCGGCGGGAGCCGTGCCAGCTCAGCCATCGTCGGCGTGACGGCGGAGCTCGAGGTCGCCGAGGTGCACGTGTT